AAGTGAAAACGGAAAAGGTCTTACGGCTTCTGGCCCTGTATCATTCGCAAAAATTTACTCAACATTAAATGAAACAATTAGAAGGGGCGGGCATTACAAGAACGGGGCTGTTGTGGCTCATCTTGATATCGATCACCCCGATATTCTTGAGTTCCTGCAGCTTCCTCGTTCCGAAGCTCCCTGGATTAAAAGATGCATCGACATTGACGGAGGACGTTGGCAACGTACAGATGCCAGAGTTAAAGATACCCTCCTCCATGGAATCAAGTCAGGGGACATCTGGCTTAACAAAATAAAATATGATCATGAAGGACAACGAATTTATGGTAACGTCTGTCTTGAAGTTTACTTGCGCTCACGAGGAACATGCTTGCTCGAACATTGCAATCTCGCTGCCTGTGGAGTTGGCACCATTAAGGAGGCTTTCATTAAAGGTATGTCCGAGTTGTGCGATCTCCATGGCCGAACAGGTGTTGGAGGGACTGGAGAGTACCTACCCCCGAACGAAGATCGGCAAGTCGGGCTCGGAATGCTTGGCTTATCCAACCTCCTCAGAAGATACCAAGTAAGCTATAAGGAATTTGGTGAAGCATTGAAAGATATCAATGAATCTGAACCTACTACATATGAACATAAGAAACTTCTTTCCCATACTTTAGCTTATGAATTAAAGCAGGGAATAGAAGCAGCAGCTAAGATAGCTAGAAAACATAAGATGGTAAGAGCTTTCGCTATAGCTCCTACTGCGTCTTGCTCATACAAGAGTCAAGATACAGATGGGTATACCGCTACCCCCGAAATAGCACCTCCAATAGCCAACTCTGTTGATCGTGACAGCGGTACTTTTGGAGTACAACATTATGAATATGGTGATGTAGAAATTGCTAGTCAAGTAGGTTGGAAAACTTACCGATTAGTTGCTGATCAAATACTCATAATGCTAGATAAAACGGGACTTCTTCACGGGTATTCTTTTAATTCATGGTCCGATGTTGTGACATATGATAGGGAATTCGTTGAAGAGTGGTTACTTTCACCCCAGACCTCCCTTTACTACAGCCTTCAAGTGATGGGCGACGTACAGGATAAGAGCGATGCGTATGCAGCATTAGATAAAGCCGAAGTCGATGATTACTTGCAGGACATTCTCGGAAACGAGCCAATAACCTGTGACTGTCAAGAATAATGAGAAAACATCCTTATGATAAACTACTCGACCGCAAACGTAAGTGGTCACCTGTAAAACCTACTGTTGGAATCTTTAAAGATGGATCAGAGGATACTATTAGGCGTGCTCTCGCAATACGTCATATGGAGTTACCAGTTGGTACCTTCATTAAGGAGGGTCTTGAAAAGACTGTTCCCGATAACGCTAGAGCACTATTAGAAGATAATGTTAGAGATGAAGAACGGCATGATATAGCTCTACAATATATAGTAGATGCTTATGGTGCAAATGAAATTTATGAAAAGGAGGGGAAGTTATTAAGAGATGCCTGGATTGCACATCCTGACCATACAATTACCAAAGCTTTGGTTGCAGAACGGGCCATCTTCTTCGTTCTACTCCCTTTCTTTAGGTTTAATGGGTGCGCTGCTCTTCGCACTGTATCTGCCGATATCTCCAGGGACGAGCAGATCCATGTCGGAGCAAATTCTCTTGTATGCCATGAGTTGGGCCTATCTCCTTCTCCTTCTTTGGATAAACTTAGGAAGGCCACCATTAACTGGATTCTTCAACCTCTAGGTATAAATACTACCGATAAATATTTAGACAAAAAATTTTGGCTGGATGCTAGTGATCGCTTAATGTATGAAGGGAAAGCCCCTGAATTTTCTGAGACTAAGAGAGCTAGGATGCCAGCATTTTTCGAACATGCAAATACAAACCTCCCACAGTACGCTTAATATTGGGCTGACTGTAGAGAAACTTCTAGAAGAACTAGAAGATAAATTTCCACCTGAAAATCCCCACCCAAAAGAAAATATAACATCCATCATGTACAAAGCTGGTCAGCGAGACGTTATTGATTGGATTTCAAATCGTATAACTGAAGAGGTACTTTAATTATGTGCGTAGGAGGAAGCGGAAAAGGAAAGGGTGAAAGTAAAGCCAAGTCCGATGCTGCAGGAGCAATAGCTAAAAGTGAATCAGGTTTTAAAACAAACCTAGGTAAAGTTACATCAACACTAGGGTCAGTTCAAAATCCTGGCGATTATACATCACCTGGTGGTAAAGGTGGTAATCTTGGGTTACAAGCTGGCATCCGAGATGCTTTAAAACCTAACAAAAAAAATAAAAAATCATTGACAATAAAATTGAATAGTGGAGCTGCTACTGGCGGTGCTGGTGGTGCTGGTGGAACAAACATTGGTTAAAACTAATTACAATGGCACACGCAAGAAAAAGATACGACCAACTTACTAGGCACCGTACACAGTTTCTTGATGTAGGTGTTCAATGCTCTAAACTTACACTACCTTATCTAATACAAAATGATGAGGGACGTACATCACATATAAAACTAGATACACCTTGGCAATCAGTAGGATCTAAATGTGTAGTAACATTAGCATCAAAATTAATGTTAGCTTTACTACCAGCACAAACATCCTTCTTTAAATTACAAATTCAAGATGATAAACTTAGTGAGGAGTATCCTCCTGAGATTAGATCAGAATTAGATTTAGCATTCTCCAAGTTAGAACGTCAAGTTCTGGACTCTATCGCTGCTTCAGATGATAGAGTAACAGTTCATCAGGCAATCAAGCATCTAGTTGTAGGTGGTAACGCCCTAATTTTTATGGGAAAGGATGGTCTTAAGCATTATCCATTGAACAGATATGTTGTAGAACGAGATGGAAACGGCAACGTAATTGAGATCGTAACTAAAGAATTAATTAACAAGAATCTCTTACCAAAAGAGTTTCTTAAGATGGAGAACAAACCTAATTACCCTGGAGATGCTAGTGCTTCTGGTACAGCTGACAGTCCAGACGATGTTACTATCTATACTCATGTGAAGTTAGATAATAATCGTTGGGTTTGGAAACAAGAATGTTTTGATAAAGTCATACCTGGTACTGAAAGTAAAGCACCAAAGGATGCTAGCCCTTGGTTGGTACTCAGATTTAATACAGTTGATGGAGAAAATTACGGACGAGGTAGAGTTGAAGAGTTCTTAGGAGACTTCAGATCATTAGAAGCACTCTCTCAGGCACTCGTAGAAGGCTCTGCAGCAGCCGCAAAAGTAATCTTTACTGTATCACCCTCAAGTACAACTAAACCTGCCACAATCGCATCTGCAGGTAATGGAGCTATCGTTCAAGGTAGACCAGATGATATAGGAGTAATTCAAGTAGGTAAAACTGCTGACTTCCAAACTGCTGCTAGTTTAGCAGAGCAATTGGAGCGTAGATTATCTGATGCTTTCCTTGTTATGAATGTAAGGCAAGCAGAAAGAGTTACTGCTGAAGAAGTTAGATTAACACAACTAGAACTAGAACAACAATTAGGTGGACTGTTCTCATTATTAACAGTCGAATTTCTTGTACCATATTTAGATAGAAAATTATTAGTTCTTCAAAGGGATGGAACACTACCACGAATACCTAAAGGTGTAGTGAAACCAACAATTGTAGCTGGAATAAATGCTTTAGGCAGAGGACAAGATAGAGAATCACTTACTAATTTTATAACTACGATCTCTCAAACTCTTGGTCCAGAATTAATGGTTAAGTATCTCAACCCTGATGAAGCTATCAAACGATTAGCTGCAGCAGCGGGTATTGATTATCTAAACCTTGTTAAGACTGCTGAAGAATTACAACAAGAACAGATGCAGGAACAGCAACAACTTAGAGAGCAAGCATTGATTGATCAAACAGGCCAACTTTCTAATTCTCCAATGGCTGATCCAACGAAGAACCCTAATGCAGAAGAAACAGTAACCCAGTATTCAAATGCCATCCAAGGAAACCCCCAAGAATAAGCCCACACGGCCAACAAAAGTCAGGACAAAAAAACCTGCACCAAGACCATCACCACCAGAAGGTGATGACATAGCAAAACCCACCTCTTTTGATACCAACAAATATGCACCGAAAGAAAGAATTGGTGCTCACTTATCAGGTAAGAAAATAAAAAAAGTTGGACTCGGAGGATTAATATCAGAAACTAATTATGGCAACTCTAACGTATGATCCTAGTAATGACCCAGAAACTTTAGCAGCAGAAGCAGAAAGAGATGCTGAAACGCTAGAGGTTGGGGAACGCATGGAGCAAGAACAAGAAAATCTTCTAGCAGGAAAATATAAAAATGCAGAAGACCTTGAAAATGCTTACTTAGAATTACAAAAAAAGCTTGGATCTAAGGATACTCCTGAATCAGAACCCGAAGCTGAAAAAGCAAATGACATTGAAGAAGTTGAAGAAGAAGTTGAAGAAGCAGATGAAGTAACTGCAACTATTCTAACTGCTTCAAAAGAATGGGAAGAAAGTGGTCAGGTCAGTGAAGAAACTCTAGCAGAGTTTAGCAATATGTCTTCACAAGAACTAGTCCAAGCTTACATGAATCTACAGAAAAATGCTGAGCCTTTAGGTAGTAACGAGACAGCTCAAGCAGAGTTATCTGATTCAGATGTTAATGCAATTGAAAATGCAGTAGGTGGTGAGGCTGCTTATAAAGCTATGACTCAATGGGCTGGAGAAAATTTCAGTCAACAAGAAATAGCAGCATATGATCAAGCCATACAATCTGGAGATATGAATACTATAAACTTTGCTTTACAAGCATTGTATTATAGGTATACAGATAGTCAAGGGTTTGAAGGATCAACTATTCAAGGTAGACCAGCTGCAGCAGAAAATGGATTTAGAAGCCAAGCTGAAGTGGTACGTGCAATGAATGATCCTAGATATGAAAATGATCCTGCTTATAGAGCAGATGTATATGGTAAACTAGAACGTTCAAACATTGATTTCTAACTATGCCAACTCTAGACGGTCAGCATTTCGGTTACGATAAAGAAGGTCTTAAAGAATATCAAAAAGCTCTAGGAAAGAAGACCTTAAAAAATCTACAGGATGCTACAATAAAAAAAGTTAAAAAACAAAATAAGAAAAAAGGTAGGGATGACTCACCACCATCCCGCTCCTTCAACGAAGGAAGAAAAATTATAGGTTGGAGAATGTCAAACCCACCTCAACCTATTTATGAAAAAAAACACAAACCCTTACTTTAATTAATTATGGGATTAGCTTACAATCCAGAAGCAAGGAATGATGCCTTCCATGTAGAGTATGTAGTTAAAACTGCAGGCGATAGATGGTTTATTCCTTATAATAATAATGATACTAAGGCAAATCAAGTCACTCAATGTGATAAAATGGTTGGTGATACAGTTGACAACTCACCAGCAGGATCGGAGATGGTAGCATAATGTCTGCCATTTCATTACCTAAGCAGAATAATTGGAATCAGTTCTGTGATTGGGTTACTTCCACTGACAACCGATTGTATGTCGGTTGGTTCGGTGTTCTTATGATTCCATGTTTACTTACCGCAGCAACTTGTTTCATCATCGCATTTATAGCAGCTCCACCAGTTGATATAGATGGCATACGTGAGCCTGTGGCTGGCTCATTACTTTATGGAAACAACATCATCTCGGGAGCAATTGTCCCATCATCTAACGC